GGGTTGTACAATCCGAATTTCGAAAAATTTAGACTCGGTGGAAAATCTATTGAAAATTGGGATGCTTCTAAGGATGGTGAATGGACTTCTACTTCACCTGCACAATTTCAAGATCTATACAGTGCTACTAACAAATGGTTTGAAGGAATGGAACCAAAATATGATCCCATTGCTAGCAAGGCTACTGGTGGTTCATATGACGTATATACGGTTAATAATAATGATTTACAAAATGTAATAAATGACCAATTAACAGATTTTAAAAATACACAACTTGGCTCTTATTATTATAATTAGGCTTATAATCAAGTAAAGGCTTATAACCCAAGTTTAAACGACAATCAATTAGACGAAGCTGCAAATCATATATTATCAAATGAGATAGTTAATAGGAATAAAAAGTCATTGAAATATAAGAGGGAAACAAATGAATATGCACTTACTGGACTTAGGCATTCGTATGATATTGATATGGAAAACAGAAGATTTAACCACGAAAGTACATTGGAAGATAAGAAATTGGATAATCAATTAAAAATGTATAATTTAAAACATGCTGGTGTATCTGCAAAAGGAACAGATCCTATATATGATATATATAGTAGTGGCGTTAATAATTATTTAAATTCTTTGGGATTTAACGGTTAGTTTTCATCTGCCGCTTTAACAGCATAGGATCCTCGTGCAATTCAGTTTATAAATAAAAATATTATAGATGCATAGAAGAAAAAAATAACCTCTTTTATGTATAATAGATAGTCTGATGGTAAATTAAAAGCTGCTAATTTTCAACAATATAATGATAGAGTTGCTAACTGGGCATTTAATACAAATCTTACTACTTTCTAGATAGCAAATGCTCTTGATAGAAATATAATAAAGAATAATGCACGAAATAATACAAAAGATCAATCTAGTGGTACAACATATAGTATAGGTAGTGCTTATGATTCCAATGATATACAATTAAGTGCTGGAGATAAACAGAGAATCTATAATATAGATGAGATTACTCCAAATATATCGGCAGGAGGAAGGTTCTGGAAAGGAAGAACAAATGCTTCGTATACTGGAAACTCTATAAGAAACGGAAAAGTAAAATGGGATGGTGGTACTTTTACTCCATCTACGTATAATGGAAAATATAATACTGCTGCTGTTCATATGAATGATGGTAAAATACACATGTTTGCTTATGGTACATTTACCTCTGGTAATAAATAGAGAACTGGGGCAATCGATTTAGGTATAAGTAGTTATGCTCCAGAAAATAGAAGTAGAAAAACTGACTTTATATTATCACAGATAGACAATGGTTAGTAGGTTTCTGATTTGGACAGAAATGCTAGATATAATAAAGAAAGAACTTCTGCAAAAAATGCTACTGATTCGTATGAGGATTAGGAACCTTAATTAATTAAAAATGAATAACATGCAAAACGGAAGATGGAATATTGGACAAGTACAAAATAATTCTAGATGGGGTATTGGAAGAACTACACCAAGTGATAGAGTCTATAGATCATATGAAACATATACTCCAAAGGAAAGAGAAAACCTTTGGAGTTATTAGTAGGACCCAAATGAATCTTATTAGGAGCAACAAGAAAATCCAGGTTTTTTTAGAAAAACTAGAGATGCTATAAGTTCGTTCTTTTAGGGTTTGTTTGATGCTGATGCTAGTGGTGCAGAAGGAAGTATGTTCCAATCAATGAAAGCTAGTGATAGTTATGATAAAGCGTTACAGTACATAAATGCAAATCAAGCTTTGTAGACATTGGATACACAGGGCTTTGGAAATTTTAAACCAAGGGTATATTATTTATCACACGGTTTACCAATTCCGGAAGAATTAAAGAACGAATACAGTAAGTATACTAAAATACTTGATGAAAATAAAGATGCTTATGACAACTCAAAGTAGTTCTTAGATTATAGACAAATGCAAGCTGCCTCAATAGACGCTGGGAAACCATTTACTAGTGGTGGAAATGCAGCTTTAGCAGGTACTGTTGGAGGAGCTATTGTAGGAGGTCCTGTTGGTTCATTAATAGGTAATATTGGCGGTGGAATAGCTGGTACATTATATGGCCTTGGTTCATTGACTTATAATAGAATGACTGGAAATAGTACAGACGGTGATAAGTTAATGGATACCAAATAGTAGTTAATTAAAATATACAATGATCGTTATAACCAAAAACAATAGCAAAAGCAGAATGGTGGAGAACAGATATTAAATACAAATAGCGGATATGATAATATACAAGATTATAACTAGCCATTCCAAAGTATGGATCCTGACCACCAACAACTCGCACTTGAAAAAATAGCTTTTGAAAGAGGTCGTGACCGAGAAGAACAATTAAGACCGGCACTTAAAAAACAATATGAGGATGCTATTGATAGTAAAGAGTGGTGGGTTAAAACTGCTCCAATATCATCACAATATCAAAGAAAACAATAGGAGGTAATGAATAATCCAGATCCAGGATGGATCGATTATTTATCTTATGCATTTCCATCTACTGCTGGTTCTAGTTCTTCTGCATTTTAGAATCAAGCAGCATCAATAGGATATGCTATCGCTGGTAATCACGCTAGAAATGTATTAGGACGAATAATGACTGTTGGTGACAAATTATCAGAAGGTCCTGTTGGAAGATTTTTGCAAAGATCCCCAGAATTAGCTGGTGGATTAGGAATGGCTGCAACTACAGGTTAGGTATTATCTAGTTTTGCATAGAATATGATTAGCAGTTCTAATGAGAACAATGGACAGATTGCCGATACATATAGCCAAAAAATAATGGCAGATCTCAATAAAACCGAAGAAGGTAAAAAAGTATTAGCTGATGTGATGGACAAAGGATATAAATACTTTGCTGACACAAAAGGATATACGCCAGAATAGTTATAGCAGTTACAACCAGAAGACCTTATAGCAACCGCCTTGATGAACAAAGACCAAGTCGTAAATAATGGCGATAAATCTTTGGAGAAGTATGTAACAAATAATAAATTGTTGGATAAATCGGTATACAATAACCAAAAAGGTATGTATAACGAGTATCTCAATGATATGGCTGCTACTACTTCAAATGATATATTCGAAAGTTTAATAATGGCTGTAGATGTTGGCGGTATACTTAAATATGGTAGAATGGCTGCATTGAAGGTATTACCAACAAGTATAGCAGAACGAGCTGCAAATATTAGCGCAAAAGTTGCTTCTGGAGCCGAAAAAACGGTTAATAAATTGAAACTTGGCACTATATGGGAAGGCGCAAAACGCGGATATGAAGTAACAGCACCAACAGGATTAGGTCTTGGTGGAGAAATAATTGGTACAGGAGTTGGAGCGGTTGCTGGTGGTATTAAAGCTATTGATCAGGTTCTTGTTGATAACGGAATAAATATAGGAGGAAAAAGATTGCGCTAGTTTGCAGAAATGTAGGCTACAAAAATTGGTAATAAACTTGCTAGTAATTTAGCGGCATCTAGAATCGCTGGAGGTATTAGTAAATGGGCTCTTACAACAGCAGCTACAGGACTTGCAGAAGGACAAGAAGAAGGCAAATAGTATATTAACCAAGTTAATAATTTAAGAGGCGAAGATGGTTCTATAGAAATTCCAGATCTATTATAGATACTAAAGAATGACTTTAACACAGGTAAGCGTTCATTTGGTGGTGTATGGTCTATGTTGACTGGAGCAGAAGGAGAATTCGCAAACGATACACAATTTAAGACAAATGTGTTAGGTGGTTTAATATTGGGTGGATTACACACAGGTACCGTAAATGCTTTGGGTGGAATAAGAGATGCCGTAACTGGAGGAATAGTTAAACAATATCGTGCAGACAAATACGTAGCAGCCAATCTAAACATAAATAGGATGGCGAATCTTACGGATATTCAATAGAATAAGATTCTTGCGGAAAAAGCATTGTCTAGTGATTATTCATAGATATATAATGCTGTAGACAAGCTTGGAAATATATATGATACTTTTGGAATTGACGAGTCTAAACAAATAACAGATTAGACAAAACAAAAAGCTAATCGTGTATATATGCTGGCAAATAATAATGATTTTTAGAAGTTGATGAAAACAAAAGGTATTGAAACCAATACTGATGAATTCAACACTGCTGTAGCTATTTTATCACATGTACAAGATTTAAAACATGAGAATGAAGAATAGATAAAGAGTATAAATCAGAATATAACCAAATTATTTGCAGATCCAGAAATATAGAATGCTATATCTTAGGTTACCGATAAATTATCTCCAGAATCTTTTCACTCTTTAGAAGAATCACATGAACAAAATGTATCGGAAGTAAATAGAAAACAACCAATACTTAAAAATACTATTGATACTCTAGCCAAAACAATATCTACTACAAGTGCATAGTTATAGGAAGTTACAGATAAAATATCAAAAGAAACAGACAAAGATAAAATAAAGAGTTTAAATGAAACTAAAAATACTCTTGTACATTATCTAAGCACATTACAAAAAGAATATAGTGTTTCTCAATAGAAATATGATAACAATGATAAATTTGTAAATACTACTGCATTTGATTTAGTTCGTGGCCGTTATGATATGTTACATCAGCTAAGAGCTTATGCAAAAGCACTTAGAGATACATAGTCTATAGAAACAATTTCTGATTTAAGGGATAAAATATTTGATACCTCAAAAAGAGAAAAACTTGAATTAGATGCTAGCAAAAATAACCTAAAGACCGCATATCAACAAGCGTTTGATAAAGTACAAGATGCATTTAAAGATGTTTTGCAATTTAATGACAAAGATGATACTGATGATGTAATAGATAAAACAAATTTTCTGGAAAGTTCAGACAAAGAAAAGGAACTTCAACAAAATTATAGAGATTTGATCTTTACAAAGTTGGATACTGATTAGATGAATACAGAAGAGTCTAACTTATATGATGGTATAACTATAGACAAAGACGGTACTCAGCATTATTCTCCAACTAAAGGTGATACCGATTTAGGTAAAGAAATGATTCGTAAATATAATGCTCTTTGGAATGGGGAAGAATATCAAGAAAAATAGGAATCATAGGAAAACACAAAACAAGGAATAGTTGCTTAGAATATAAAAGAATAGGTTGAGCCATAGTAGAAAAAGCAAGAAAACGCTATGGGTGAAGACGAAGGTTATACCAAAGAAGAAGTATAGCTTATGGGTTTTAGCACAGACGGAAACATTGTTTATGACCAATCTAATAATCCTATATCTTATATAATAGGAAGTAAAGCAGACCCAAATAAGACACAAAAAGAAGAACCTGTAGAAGAATCAAAAAAAGAGTCTGTAGAACAGCCAAAACGAACTATTGAAAATGCAAATGGTGGTGCAAATGCGAATGCACTACTTAAAATACGTTTCAAAGATAAATTCGAATAGATAAAACAAAACAATGAAATCATTGGTAAACTAGACGATAGTTTAGATGCAATAGAACAGGGTGCTGTAAAATAGGCTGAAGAAGAACTTAAAAAATCAATAGACAGTATAACTAATGTACTTAATAATATAACTAATTTTTCAAACTAGTTCAAATAGATTTTATCAGAAAACAATATAACTAGAAAAATAAAAGAATTAGATGATTTAGACTCATTAGTTCAATCATTGTTATCCAGATGTACTAATATATTATCAAAATTATAGGAAGAAAAAGAAAATTAGAAATTACCATTTTTGGAAATTTATGAAAAATATCTCGATAAGAAATATATGCAGGATTAGTTTAAGTCAAATGATACTAATAAAATATTAGCATCTATACAAGAGCTTACAACTACACTTAATTATATACAGAAAACAATAGAAGATGCTGTAAATTATGAATTGGGTTATGATTCAAAATATGATGATGTTGTAAATAATATTTCAAATAAACTTTTATATTTAGAAGATAAAATAAAAAATAAACTCAAAAAGAATATTGAAATGTTATAGAACAATACCATAGAAAAAATCGGAAGAAATAAATTTAAAAAGATTCTTTCTTAGTCTATGATATTGTTATCAGAAGTAGATTCAGAAACGAATATGCAGTATGTTCCAATCATAAATTCGTTACTATAGAGTTTTGATGAAAGTAATAATACCAAAGATATTGAAGAATAGAAAGAATCTGATCAACATCAAGAAGAGCAAGATATAGTTGATGGTGAAAAAGATTAGACAACAGATGAGGAAGAAGATCAAATTGCAAACGATAATCTACAGACAGTATTACAGAATTCTAAAATTTTAAATGAATACGACTAGAATAGGATAGAAGCTGAATCACCAAGAGGTAATAGATTTAAAGTAGTATTTGACAAAAATAATGGTATAGTTGTTTATAGAAACGCTTCAAACCTTTTGCCGGAACGTGGAGACGATAGTAACATAGACAAAGCAAAAGATCTTAGAAAATATTTATAGTAGAACATTGACACTGAAACTGCATTTGAAGAAACTATCAAAAAATATTCAAAGAATGACGCAGAAGGTAGAAAAATTGCATTAAGTTATGTTAAATATAGATTTCTACCTAGTGTAATAGATCTAATAGTAGATCAACTAACGAATACTATACAAAACAAACCGTCTATTATCATATCGAATAATATAAGAGATGCGATAAAAAGAATTTTTAATAAAGTTGAAATCAAATAGAACGACGCTACAATCAAACCAGAAGCATTTAATAAACTATTGTAGTCTAGAAATAAAATACTTGATGAGTAGTTAGCAGCAGCTGGTTGGAATTTAGTCGCTAGTAATGTAGATTTGGTTGGTGTATTAAATGGTGTAAATGTATTTAAGAACGCTGAATTTTTATTCTAGAATGATGCAGGAGAGTTTATGATAATGAATCCAACTGTATCGTATAAACAAATGCTTAGATACGATCAAAATACAAAAAAATATGTATTTACTTCGAATTATAACGGAGTAGGTTCATTTAAAGGTGAACGTTTCTCGTAGAAAGAATATGATTTAGCAAATGCAGATCAATTTAATGAATTGGCAGAATAGATACTTCCTGGAGTGTTTAAAAAATATTCAAAATTATTTATCAAATAGGTTAAAGAAAGAGATACAAATGTAGTAGAAGACATAGATTATATAATAGCTTCGGTAATAAAGAATTTTGTAAGTCAATCAAATCTACACGTTGGAGATTCTGCCGATATATAGACAAATAGTTTATTAAAACAATATAACACATTTTAGGGTCAACTCAAAGTTGATTTGTCTGTATTGAAAGAATATTATAAGAACTTACCAATAAGCAGCCCAGATTATGACAATATAGGAAATATTATCAAAGCAGCCGAACAATGGTCTAATTATAGTCTTACAGCAGAACAACTAAAGAGTAATGATATTATACAATAGAATACAAATAATATATCGGAAGTATAGTCCACAATAAGTGCATTGCTATAGAAATTTATAGATCAACAAAAGTAGGTTTCTACAAAGAAATAGGGAAGATCAAAAGTAAATCCTTCTGTGTTGAGCACAGTATCTAGTGCTATCGATAAAGTTGATGGGTATGATGAATTGGTGCAGACTAAGAATGATGAAACTACTCCATTGTTTAATACTGGCGATGTAAAATTATTATAGGATGGTAAATATAAATATTCAATAGAGGTAACTTTAAACGGTAAGTCTTATATAATACCATTATATGTAGATTTACCATCAAGAGATGGACATATAGAATCGTAGCATAAAACGTTACTAATAAAGTTAACTAAAATGTTTGATTTTATAAAAGCGAATCAAAAATATACAATCAGACCAAATAATATTTCACTATCATTAGGAGAGTTTATAGACGAACATGACAAAAATGGTAATCCTGTACTGAAGACATTAACCGAACGTGGATTAGTCACTAAAGATCAATTGTATACTATCATGGTAGATGGTTCTTTGATTGGCGTTGTAAATTCTGATAATACTGTTGTAGACGCTGATGGCAAAATGATTGCAGGTGTTGCAAAAGGAATAAATAATCAAAAACTTATTGCTGGGTAGCATATATTTTTCTTTAATAGCGAAAAATATAACGGAAAGAAAACTCCGAAGAAAATATGGGCAAAGGTTATGCCATAGTCTGTTATAGATTAGATACCAATATTAATTAAAGATAAATATTATTCTACTATATAGCATGAAAATGCATTAGGTATTGGTTCATTGCTAGATTGTATGATATTTTCAGGAAATGAAGATACCCTAACCACAGACTAGTTTATATTTAGATTTTACAAAAATGATGCATTTGTTTCAATAGGTTCTGGCAAAATGTTTGATGTTACTTCTGAAAACTTTATACCAGAGTTTACGGACTACATACATTCTTTACAAAAGGACAACAAAAATCCTTATATGCCACACTTTAGAATTGGAGATAATGATGCAAATACAGTATTATCTAGTTATCGTAAAGATAAGAAGATGTATGTATGTGAATCAGAAATGTTTAAGTACGCTGATAAATTTTTCAAAGAACACCCAAATATAGATAATATAAACATAGGTACTGGCGATGAAGCATTTACTTTGTTTAAACGATCATAGTTTGATAAAAACGATGGTAGGTTTATGACGGGTCTAGGTTGGTTTATCGATAGTGGAATCATGTTATCAACATATGATGGTGCTAAAAATAAATTAATAAATACATCTGACTTTCACGTATACGATGAGAATGGTAATCAAATAGATGATTCTAAGATATCATTGCCATCAACAACCAATGGGATAGAAGAAACAAAATAGGTGATACATGAAAATAAATCAGAAGAAGATATTCTGTCGAAGATAAAGAAAGATTTTGGTTCTACTAAAGTATAGGCAATTCCTGTACAAACTGAAGAAGAATAGATAGAAGAATCTAAACAACCAGAATTGATTGATGAATAGGATTTATAGGACGAGGAAGAGGTAAAACAATCAGTACAAAGAGCCAATAAATTTAAGAAGAATAATATATTTTCTAAGCGTAATAGGGCTAATTATGAGTCTACTATTTCCTCTGAAACAATATCAAAAAAAGATCAAGAATAGATAATAAATAAGATACAAAAAATCATAGGACGTACAATACCTGTAATATTTCATAGTGGTATAATAGAAAGTTTTTCAAATGGTGCAAGTGTACTTGGACAATGTATGGTAGATAGTATCGTATTGTCTGATAAGATGATTCCTGGAGTAGAATATCATGAAGCATTCCACAGAATAGTTGGATTAACACTGAAAGAAAATACCAGAAACAGTCTATATAAATATTATATCAAAAAATCTGGTTAGGAAGAACTATCTGATAAATCTATAGAAGAAGGTCTCAGTGATATGTATATGTCATATAAGAACGACAGTTCTATAAAATTGTCATTTAACCTAAAATCATTCTTTAATAGTATATCTAATTTTTGTAAATTTATAAAAGAAGTTGGTAGTTTTAAATTAATACGTACATTCTTATTAACTGATTTTGGATGGTATGCAAATAAAAATATCTCTGAAGAAAATATAAAGCATTTTACTGAAACATTCGGCAATGTAGCAAGATACTCAATTTATGACGATAAGTCTAAAACTAGAGTTGATATCGGTGACAGTTTTGTAAACTTCACTCAGTTTTATGATTTGATAAAAGGAATTGTTAATACTATAATAAGAGATCAAAAGATAAATGGCGTTACTATTGGAGTAGATAATATGGACTTATCTCTAAATACCATACTAGGTACCATGATGAAAGATCCTAATTTCAGTAAATTTTTTGATAAAAACGACCCTTCTAGCAAAACAGAAATGGCTAATAGTATACGTCAATTGTTCACTGGTACCACTATTGTAACAAAATAGGTATATAATAAATCTACAAAATAGAAAGAGTCTGTTAAAAAAGAGTTTCCTATTTGGGATGTTGTTAAATAGTATATACAAGATTATGTAAAATCTCTAAATCAAAACATAATAATTAATGAATAGAGACACGAAGAATCAGACAAAAAGGAAAACGAAGACGTTGAAGACACTGGTATATAGAACTACGAGAAAACTTCATACGAGGTAAATCCGTTGACAAGAGTTTCTCAGAAAGTTAAATTCTTATGTGCTACTTTTGCTAAATACAAAACGGTAAAAAAGGGCAGAAAAATAACTTATGTACTTGATACAGAAGACAATGTTTATGGATTTCCTACGATGCATTCAGTAAATGAAGTATATGTAAAACTTGTAAAAGCATTTAATAAATGTAAAGGATTGGACGACTTAAACACGGCAATAAACAAACGTGCAAATAGTAATGATATAATGTTTCAGTTTGCAAGATTTTGGAATTCCGTGTATAAAAATATGTTCAATAGTGATGGAACTATTAATTATGATGTTAGAAATCAACTTGTTCAGATACAATAGTCTTTGGCTCAAGTAATAAATTCTTACTATATATGCCAAATGTCTCAAACTTCAAATAAGAATAATACAGAATATCAATTTAATTTCTTCGATACTAGAATAAATACGTATGCAAAAGATTATGGCATGAATGTATATGCATCCGTACTAAAAGGAAATTATTATATAACTTCGGAACAAACATCAAGTATAGATGAAGAGACTGGCGAAAAGATATTTAAACGTAAATTTACATCTACCGGAAAATAGGATATACAAAATACTGTAAAATACTTAAACGATTTCGTTAAAGTTATAAATGGTGAAAAGGCGGTTATAAATGGGATTTCTTATGATATTGGAGACATAACTAGTTTACATAGTTTATTGGATGGTTTATGTGAAACGCTTAAGTTAATCGGTATACCTATTGCATCAAATGATATGTTAGAATATATATATTAGCAATATGAATAGATATCAAATAATACTATCACTGACGACTCTATATTATGTGAACAGATAACAAATTTCATAAAAAATGTATCTGGTATAAATGATTTCAAGAAGAATCTGGCAAGACTAAATAATCGTTCGGAATATACTAATATAAACAATATATAGAAATTATATTTTTCTAGATTTATTAGAACCCTTGGTACAGCTATCGCAATACGTCAATAGTCAGACCAATCGTTTAGTACATTAGCGCTTGGTGGTAAACGAATATATAATATATCACAACCTTGTTAGTTTACACTAATCACAGACGATATCAACGATAGAAACTCAAAACTGTGGGATGATATAAATACAAATAGATTGGCGAGTACAGTAAACGACGAAACCGGAGAACGTAGAGGTTGTGTTATATTGAAGCGATTGGAATCGGATGAAGATTTAATGTTATCACCAATTGTTATAAATGGATTTAAGACGTCTTTACCATACGATAAAGGAAGCGAGTTTAAGCGCGAAGGTACTATAGAAAATATACTTAACCGTTTTATAGCAATATCTAGGGGATGTATATTAAGTCCAACAATGTCTGATAAAACGACATGGTTCGCAATAAGAGGTATTCAACTACCAGGATTTGAATATCCTATGTATGGAGATAATAGCAGTGTTATTATAGGTAACGCACCAAAAATATTCTTCTAGAAAAATGGTAGTATGTTTTTAAGTATAACCAACAATAATGTTATTGATCAATTTAAATAGTATATAGAATGTGAGTTGGCCTCTGTTAAATTCAACAATAGTTCTGAGTAGAAAAAATTCTTCAAGGAACATCCAGAACTAAAAATAGCAAACTACCATGGTGGAAATCTCGGAGGAAATTCTACTAGATTTAGAACCTTTTGTGAATACTACGAATATCAAATAGACGAAGAAAAAACAAAAGAATAGAATAAGCTTGTATATAAAAAGGACGCTGATGGAAATTTGATAGAGAAAACAATTATTGTGAACGATACAAATAAAACATCAGACTAGTGTATAAAAATAGTAGAAGATGTTCTGAATAAATATCAAGACAAAAAATTACAAAATCAGTACATTAGAATGATCGTTAGTAATATAGTTAGACATGCTGTCGAAGATTGTTTGCAAGAATTATCAGATGGTGGAATTATAGATACGAAAGATGGAATCTCTAAAACGAAAAATGTATTTCTGGACGCTACTTTAATAAACAGATTAAAAGGCTTTAGATCTGATGCTACAAGTAATATAAACCAAGATACTTACGCGATATATGCTTATTTACAAGATATGATCGCTAAGAATATAATGGGTGTTACCGAATTCGAAAGGTTGTATATAGTAAATCCTGCTTTTTATAAATGGAAATATAAAAACAATTATTTATCTGATGCCCAAAGTGATGAATACAAGAGGCTTGGAGCTTTTGTATCTACTGGAGATCAAAACTGTGAATAGTTAAATGGCATACCTTCGCATTATAGATGTTTGTAGTTGTCCGATGAATTTGTAACGTCGGATGAAGTAAACGGAGTTAAACTTAAAGATTTATTCTATAACTCAAATTTAAGAGACGTTTATACACAACGGTAGATATCTCCAATTACTGAATAGTTCTATCGAGATAGGAGCAAAATAACAACTCTATTAGAAAAGGCATATGATGCGTTACAAGATACAAACGACGCAAAAGAAATAGACCAATTAACCAAATAGGTTTAGTCTTAGCTCGAAAGAATAAATAAGTTAGAATCAGATTATAAAACAAAATGTTCTGAAATTTACGATAAAGTATATTCTAAAAATGAATCCAATGAATATAACACAAAACTAAGTTAGATTGAAAGTGAAGATCCAGAACTAGCGGAAACAATACGAAAAAAGTCTACTAGGGAAGTCGATGAACACTTCGTACATAGAAATAGTACTGCTGATTCAGGTATATGTGTAACAGATGCAACATCGTTTATATCTCCAACAATGGCCAAGAATCTACTATAGATGCGTGGAGCGTATTCTGACGATATAGATACTGCATTTAAGATATTAGAAGGTGAAATAGAAGTGTCTCCCGAAGATTTACTTGATGCAGAACATTTGATAGAAGATGCTTAGATAGTAATAGGTAAATATTCAGCTGCTGGTTATAGAATGGAAAACAATCAAATGATCAATTACTATAATAAAACGGCGCTTGCGATACTTACCAAACATTCTGCTACTGGTAGACTTGCTAAGTTATATTAGTTAATGCATGATGGCGTTGATGTAGATGAAATAGATACTAATACTGGACTTAATACTGGCAAAAAGGTACATAAACAAATTGATATGATGATGTTTGATTCAGCAGTAAAAGCTGGGTCTAGAGCATCTGTAAGTGTAAACGATAAAGGTGAACTAATCGGTATTGATGGTAAAGAAGCAGACTTGTCTAAATATTCATATGAACAACCTTATAGAAATATAAGACATCAATTGAACACAGATCCTAATGAAAAAGAAAAGATGAAGTTAGGAACTTAGACAATGAAAATTGTACAATCAAATTTAAGATTGTATAAGCGATATAATTCTATATTTAAAGACGGATTAGGCGAAATTACTGGAGAAGGTATACGTGATAGAATAAACGACAATATAAATGCTTTGACAGATATTCATGCACAACAAGTTTTATCAGAATTAGGATCTCCTTTTAAATTAAGATAGTTTTTAAAGAAACAACTTACTTCTAGGGGTGCTGATTAGAGTATAATAGAAACCTTAAACGATCTATCTATACCAATAGAGTCACTCAGTAATCGTAAGTTTATAGAAAGTGTTATTATATCAGAAATTGGAAAAAATGTAATAGACACAAATCTTGGCGGTAAAGCGTTTATATAGAAAACAAGTTTTGGTGCTGAGGGCGGAAAAGTAATAGATGATGAATCTTATCCTTCTCCATTGTATGGTGGAAGAAGATTATAGATGATAAATAACAAAAACTCTATGGATATCTGTGTAACTATGGACTATCTAGATCCAATCATAAAAGGATTTGTTGGAAAATAGAAGTTTGAAGAGATGACTTTTGATGAAAAGAAAAAGTTATTGTTGGATAAAAATCTTATTGGTTATAATGCAGATCCGTTTGTTCTAGGTTATCGTATTCCTACTTAGGCTGAATCTTCAATTCACTCAATGAGAATAGCAGATATTCTACCTGATACGTTTGACACAATCATGGTTCCAAGAGAATTTACTGTTATTACGGGTTCTGACTTTGACGTAGATAAATTGTTTTTAATAAGACACAATATAAACACAAAAACAGAATCAAAAAAAGATATGATGAAATTTGAAGAAGGTAGTGAAGAGTACTATGAAAACGATCTACTGAATTTATTTAGATTGCTTTTGACCGATATAGATAATAGCGTACACATATTATATAGATCTATCGATGATGATACTGCACTGATGAAAGATTTTGCTTAGCAGTTACCTGATTTGGAAAAACCGCATGTACCATCATTTGGTATGGGTTATTTCATGAAATAGGTTAGATCTCGTATGGCTTACCAAACAGGTAAAGCCGGTATTGGTCCATATGCATTGAACAACAACAATTAGATACTTACATAGTTATACTAGGTTATATTTAAGCCAGACTCCAAAAGATTATTGGAAACACTTGGAATGAACGATCTCAGTAAGAACTTGGATAAGAACGATTAGCTTATTTTAAGTTGGTTATCTTGTGCAATAAATGGTCATGTTGATTTGGTAAAAGAACCTTTTGTAACAAAAGAAAATATAAATACTTTTACTTATAATATGAGTAATTTGTTTATAAGAACAGGTCATGGAAAAGTTTGTATGAGTTTCTTAAATCAACCAGCGATAAGATTGTTGGCAAAACGATTTATGAACGAAACATCTTCTAAAATCAAAGGACTTAGAAATAAAACAGATATACTTAACGAATGTATTGATTATGTTAGAAATAAAATAACCGAAGGAAATGATACTGAGTATAAACATCTTATAAATTGGATACTTGGGAAACATACGCCAAGTAATACAGATATAGAAAAATATCCTTTCATGGGGGAAAAAGATGCCAGAGATTCATATTTATTGAGTAAATTTAAAGATTTAATAGACGGAGAATATTTTCAAAATGTAATATCAAAAGGTATAAACCTGAACGATGTTATTGGAAAAGATTCTTAGACTCTTGTTTCTAGTAATGACAATAGTATTACTGTTGGTGAGATACAAGCATTAAGTATAGCTCTGTGGGATAAACTTAGTCCTTACGCAGATAATTTAGCATCTTTAGTTAAATATTCGAAAATAGAAACAAAAAAATATGGAAGCAATTTTGGACAAATTTTCTCATATATGTACGGTTATAACAAATTTAGAGACAAGAATAAGTTTGATACTTATACTATGGATAAATTATTCGATACTTCATACTAGGATAATAAGACAACTTGGTTGTTTGGAATATTAAGTTCAATATTGTAGAAGGAATGCATAGCTGTAAATAGTAATGTATAGAATTGGATAAATCAAATGCTTTAGATTATGTTTAAAGATAGGTCTGATATTAGTGCGGATTATTTAAGTTAGTTAATAGATTCCATATCTGCTATAAAGAAAAGCAGATTCTTTTATGATGATAGAGAGTCTTCTCCTAAGGGGTATGTGGTTGATAATAATATATCAGTAAGAGAGTTGTTTTATGGTAACAATACGGTATAGGATATATATAACGAGCTTAACATATTGGCGCATACTCATTATAGTTATTCTGATTTATTATCCAATGCTTTGTTTGAAAGAATAATTCCAATTGACACCGGAGATAGTGAAAAACCAAAAACATTAACGATAACTAATACTGATGCAAATGAAGCTCAATATTTGTCTACTATAAAACGTGGTTTTGAAATGTTGTGTTCAGATATACATCCAGAAGTGAGATAGTTCGCCAACAAACTTGCAGTATATGCTTATTATACCAGCGGCGATAATGGTGGATTTGGTTCTATTATGCGGTTTGTATCAGAGGAATGGCGTTCAAAACAAGGGATGACACAATACGTTAAAAATGTATTGAAAAATCTTGGTGATGATAGAAATTCTGGTGATGTAGAAGAGGATATCTCTGATATTATAGCAAATTGTAGAGATTGCTCTATTATAGCTCCTTTGAAAAAACTAACAAATAAGAAAGACGGATCTAGTAATTTTATTTCTTTGAAGGCTGATTCAAAATATGGAAATATTCCAGTTTTAATGATAAACGCATCAAATAAAAATGGTTACGTATCAGTACCATCTACCCAGAATGATCCTGTTATAACTATACAAATAAATGTCAAAAACCATGTATATGCTACTTACAAAGCTGTAGGAACTGTAAAAATGATATTTAATGGGAAACCAGTAGAGTATACTATTTATGGTTTAAAGAGGCCGTCTTCGATAAAAACAGATAAGAATATTACCATATACTCATTCAACTCTGATATGAAATTTAATCCTTATGAGGTCGATCCGTAGTATTATGCAGATAGTCTTGGTTTTGGTTCTAATGTATAGAAACTGATAGACACATTTAGTAAATTCATGGATAGAACACTAACTGTTGGAAATATTACAGATGAGTTATACCGTCAATTTGAAGGTAGTGAATCAACTGTTGATATAACTGATGCAAAAGTAGACATGTTCTAGTCAAAGGGAAGTTTTGATTTTAACGATAGTTTCTTTAAGCGATTCCCTTAGTTTGATAAACTTAAGGACTATATAAAGAATACAAAAACGAATAGCCCTGCCGAGACTTATTTAAAATTATTATCCTATTTAACAGATCCGAAGTTATCCAAAAACGAAGATTCTCAAAAATAGTTAAAAGAATTTAGAAAATCTGGATAGCATCTTACAAATAAAGAATATATCGAATTGTTTGACGGTATATCTAAATATATTGATGCTAATGTTGTAACAGACGAATTTGCAACAAAACTTGCAACATTTATAATAAATAGATATGCAAACAGTGATGCAAATTACAAAGATAATATATTAAGTACTGGTAATTCAAAGTTAATAGATAATAAGCAAGAAATCAACAATGAATATATTGATGTATAGGCAAAGGCTATAGAGAATACAAGAAGAAGACTTCTAAATAATGAGTCTTTTGGTGGTTTAGAGCAGAAAGAAGATTTTGATGAGGAATCTATGGATAATATAAACGATATTAAGCAAAAGATAACAGAAGGTATCTAGAATAATACATTGGAAACTAAGCCAGAGGAAGGAAAAAATATAGAAGATTTGTGTGGTGTTGGTTCTAAGACTAATGAAATTGGTGCAGGTGCCGACTTTTTAAAATCATTAAGAAAGAAGAAATAATATGGCATGTGCATTAAAAACAGGTCGTAATAAACGACTATTAGAAAAGTATACAAAAATTGTAGGTAACGAAAGTGTTGCCTACAGTATACTTTATTATAACAATTGGAATGATCTTAGTAAAACTCCAAATGGTTAGGATTCTATACTTTATAGAAAATTATTATCTAGATTTGACGGCGATGAACAAAAGGCTTCAAAATATAAAGCTTACTGTTATTCTCCTGCGTTCTTTGATATATTTGGTGATTGGACACAAGGTGATGAATCAAAACTTGTAGAACCAGGTCTTGTCGATGAAAATGGAGAACCTAATACTTTTATTTTATTTAATGACGATGAATAGGAATTATTCAAGTTTGAGGAAGGCAACTGGGATGAAAGAGGAAAACTAGAAGACCAACAATCTGTTGATGATAAGTATAATCAAGACAGGTCAAAATATTTACAAGATGCGGAAAAAGTTGCTAATCTAAAAGGGCAAGAATTCGGAGATCAGCAGAGAAATGATGCCGAAATTAGATATGTTGACAGTAAATACCAACAAATAACTTCTGAATTAAAATCTGTATTTAAAGACGGATTATTGTTTAACCCTGTAGAAATAGAAGGTAAATTATATTATTAGGGTACATATTAGGGTTAGGTTATACGTATAAGTATAGATCCCGAAAATAGAAGTAACTATTTTTCATCAACAACTATAAATGAAAAGATAAACGATATAGATAGTACCATAACATTATTACAAATGGGGCTTGGATTTGAAAATACATCTGTATTAAGTAAAGAGATCTTAACAAGAATAGTGCATCAGTTTGAGCAATCTCCATTTATGCATGAGGCAATAGATTTCTATATGCATACTAAAAATTTATCATAGGCATAGGCAATATCTAAATTAGTATAGGATACCTACGACAATATGAATAAAAAAGAAGGTAAACCAATTAAGTTTTTGCAATTTATTAAACAAGCTCTACAATTTTTGTTTAAAAGTAAAAAAAGTAAATCTATTATCAGGTTATCTAATATACTAAGTAATGCTATAAGAATAGGTGATAACTTAAAATTTATTGACATATCTAATTTCACTATAAAATCTTTGAATTAGGCAGAATAGAAAAGGTTTAAATCCAAATATAATGAAAATGCTGGAGTTTATGATGACGAAAAGGAATTTTCAAATAGGATAAACTAGTATAAAACATAGATTCAAAATATGTTAAACACTTAGTTGAACCGTTATAAAAATGCAGCGACACCTAATGCTATGGTAGAAGCAGAGTTATCTACTTTGATAAATAAAATTAATTCTTTAGACAATATAAAGGCAATAAAGACGTTTGTAGAAGAAAATACAACATCTGTAATTGGAATTATAAACGCTCTAAATAAGAGTAGACAGTCTAATTATGCTAACATCAATGCGGAATCATTAAATAGTCTTAGAGTTAATTTTATACAAATGTATTCTAATTTTGCAGAAGATATATAGCATTCCATACGAAAAGATTTTCAATTTGATAATAAATATATCTCAAAATTTTTAAGTCCTTCTGATAAAACGCATATAAAAGAATTTGTAGAAGTATTGGAAGACTTAAAATTATGCTATTATGATGCTGTCGAAAAAGTAAACGATAGGATGATAGACAACTTTGTTGAAAATAGTCCGAATATAGCAAATAAAGAATCTGCAAGAAGCGCCCTTAAACAGGCGGCAAGAGTAACTGGAAAGGATATACTTTGGACAGAGGAACTTTTATATACTGGTGATAAATCTTCGAATGCAATTATAAGAATGGTCGACGATTTAAATGCAAATACAGAGACATAGTTACAAAGAGATATAATACCGGTATGTAAAAGAGTTTTGAAAGCATTAAAAGAACTTGGAAAATCTTATAATATTTCAAATGTCTAGAGATAGATAATGGAAGTAGACGAAGAAGGTAATACTACAGGAAATTATATAAGTAAAATAAATAGAGGTCAATACGAAAAAGAGTATCAAGCATTTGTAAAAAAATATATAGATAAATTACCGTATAAAGATTAGTTAGAGGTCGATGATTTTGGAAATTATGTATTTCCTGAAAATTTATCTAATGAAGAATCTGACTTTCTGGATGCTGTAGAAGATTTTGAAGATTCTCATGTAAATAAAAGATATACTAAAGAATATTATAAAAATAGACGTAAAATATTAACTCTAAATGCTAGAAAACAATTAGCTGATATACAAAAACGTATATATATATTAACAGCTCCTTATATTCAAAATGGTGAATTTATTAGATTTGACCAAATGAATCATAAAGAGAAAAAAATGTATGAATAGCTTATTGACGAAAGTAAACAACTTGAAAATGAATATGATTCTTTTGGTGAATTAAAATCAAAGCAATAGGTTAGTGATGCAAAGTCAATAACCGCTTGGAAATTATTTCTAAAAGACAAGGTTAAATATAAAGTAAATTTAGAGAAATTCGATTAGATTAGAGAGTCTTTAAAAGACAATAAAGATGCACTGAAGGAATTTGATAAATATTATACAAAGCGTTCGGTTAATCCAGATTATTGGGATTTAGTTTCTGCTGTACTTGGGAGTAAACAGAAAAAGTCTAATGATATGCTAATGTTGATGAAATAGCGACAACTATTAATTTAGCAAGTCAGAGAAGACAGCGTGGATGGTAGTGTGCTTGATATTTCTAAATGTTTAGCTCATCCTAATGTATTATTGCGTATTAGATAGATAGACCAACAGTTATCTGATATGAGAAAAACTAAAGGAAAAGATTTTGATGATTTGTATAACTTCTCAAGTTTCTTTGAAAAATAGGATGCAACAACACCAAACGGAGATTGGGCTTTTGAAATATTAAAAGACTAGTTCTAGCAAAGACAGAACGAAAATAATCAATAGGGTGTTGAATATAATTCCATGAATGATTTTGATAAGTTTGCATATTATGTAACAAAAGGAGGAAAAGCAGTTAGAACCAGTGTATTCTATAAATTTGTCCCAATGGAGGGAAGAACCCTTAGAGAATACATTGAAAACGGTTATGATATACCGAAAACTCTAATTGATAAATATGGAATGGATAAAGAAATACCTGCGTATGAAGATGCTGCACCAAATGAAAAATTCTAGTCTTTGGATAAGGATTCTTAGTTTGCCAATAAAGATTATGATGATACAGATAAACACTTCATTCAACCAAAACCTTCGTTATATTCAAACAAATAGTTTAATAAATTAGATAAGAATAGTAAAGATTACGATGAAAAGTTAAGAAATCTTTATGATGCTTGCATGGAATTAAATGAACTTGCTTATCAGAATTATGGTCTTACAAGATTTAATGAATATCAATTACCTTAGATGTTCGGTAAAATGAGTCAGATAGTATCTACTAATTTATTTGGAGGCAGTTTCTTTAAACGAATATCTGACAATATAAAGTATGTAATCAGAACTGAGTTTAATGCGAATTCAAATGATGATGATTTATAGTTTATGCTTAGAGAACACGCTTTTGAAAATTATCAAAGTTCTATACCGAGAAGATTTATATAGAAAATGAGCCTTGAGGATTCAAAATATATCTCTTCTGACATAGTAAATAGTTCTATAAAAATGGCAATATCTTCGATGTAGTATAAATATAAAAAATAGATTGAGGGTCTTGTAAATAGTTTTCTAGCGCAACAGGAAGATAATTCAAATGGTGGTAGAAATGAAAGAACTGTAGCTAAACTTAGAGATATTATACAACAAGGTATATATGGAAAATTTTCAAGATTTGGCAAAAAAGAATTGACTGGTAATTTATATAACAAAAAAACATTAAATTTTGTAAAGCGTTCTTCAAAAATAAGGAGATTTGCTAGTAATTATCAGTTAGCATTTAAAGCACCATCTATGGGTACTGGATTTATAGATTCTGCGATTACAAATATGGTTAATGCAATTACTGCAAAATACATAAATAAACGCGATGGCATGTTTGCTTCAACACAAATGTTTAATTTATTTAATGGCAACGGCTTATTCTTGCTTAAAGATTACCATGACCCATCACCATCTAGTAAAATAGGTATGTTAATGCAAAACAATAATCTTGTTGTATCATTAACAGAAAGATACGAAGGTTTGAATAAATCTAGAGCTAGAAGAATAATAAATGATTTATTTGGTGGTTATACCGGATATACTATTGGTGATTATACTAATACAGCTTGGTTTATGATTTCAACATATCATAATTTTAGATTTGTTGATGAAGAAATATCAAAATAGTCAAACGGTTTATTAAAACCTGGTTTTTATTCTGAAGATGCTATTCGTAATATATTTGATAAAAATGGTGACGGATATGCTAAAGGATAGAATTTATATAATAAATGTAAAATAACACTTTGGGATGTATATAAAGTAAATAAAAACAAAGAATTAGAAGTAGATCCATAGTATAAAAAATATATTACTACCCAATTATAGGATTTAGTATCTAAAAGATGTCAACAAAGAGCATCTATAACCAACGGTATGCTTGGAGATACGTCTAGTAACATGGTTACTGCTAACCCAATAACTTAGTATTTAACGTAGATGCGTTCTTATATCACTTTAGATTTAGGCGATAGATTAAATTTTGGAAATGATTTTGCTTTAAAACCAAATAGTTTTGATAATCTTGATGAATATGGTTTATATAATTGGCAAACTGGAACTGTTGAAAATGGTGTAATATCTACACTTGGTATAGCTTTTATGAAACTTGCTAGTAAATTATTATTGCAATTCTTACCAGGAGTAAGTAGTAGAGTAACTAAATTTACACAATCTGATTTTAATTTGCAAGAGAAATAGGCTTTTAAATAGTGTTTGGCAGAAACAGCAGCTATTGGTATACAATTTTTAACAACATTAATGCTGAGGAGAGCTCATTTAAGAAATCCAGATGATTGGTTTTTATCAATGTCATCTTTTCTTGCTATACGAGTATTTTCATCAAGACTTGAAAAATTGGATCCTAGTGAACTTTTGTCGATTATAACAACAATAAGTACATCAATATCTGTAGCAAATCAACTTAAATATCCTTTTTAGACAATGGGTGATATACTTGGTATAACTGGTCATAATCCTACTGATTATATAGATAATGGTAATTATGGGGGGATGCAAAGATGGCAAAGAGGAATGTTAGTAATGTCTCCGATGTTAAATAATATATATCGTTCAACTAATATAAATGCTTTAAATACAACATAGAATTATTATTATAATAATTTAGCATCTAGTAAACTATTTGGAAGTAGCACTGTTAGTAATAATAATGCAGAACTTGGAGACTTTAATGCTATTTTTTCAGGCATTGGAATGCCAAATACAACAGATAATGGATATAGTGAACTCGATGATAATTAATGAAACGATTCGTTCTATATGTTATTCAATTTAAAATAGATAATGGTTATAGTGTAACTATAAAAATTAAGCCAGAGATTCAATTACGAGTCCCTGGCTTTTTTGTTCTATCAAATCAAACTTATTCGGTTTATACATGTAATTTACTTCTGGTATAATTTTCTCAAACGACTCAAAAGTATTTATAGTTATGGCTTCTATTACATCAATCGAATTTGTCCAATAATCTAGAATTTTTTTTATATTTATACTACTTAAAGATCTATTATTACCTATTAATATTTTATTGATATCCTTATTTAAAATTGTATATTCATACACAGAATACTCAATATTATCTATAAAGTATACATAGTGTGCATAAAAATTTTTAAGATGAGAATTCATCCAAACAATATCTGATACACTATCTGAATTTACTTTGAATATAATCCAAATTTTATTGAAATCTGGATTATTAATATTTTGAGTATAAATTCCTGTGCACCATTTTAAATATCTTTGTGGTATTTTATTATCTATAAGTGGTAGTAGTAATTTCTCAGTTTGGCACATAGGCACTTATGTTTTTAATTCTTCGCTTCCATCTCCTTCATAATATTCACGAGTATGATCCCATAAATTATGTTTAAAATGCCAAGCGATTTCTGTTAATGCTTTATTAATATTTTTCCACTGATGATTAAAACTAATTGGTATACAATGACGTAAATCACATACAGCAAATACTTTACATGCATTTCCTATAATGCTATCTACAGCAACAATATATATTAGTATTGTCCAATCTTTGTGAGATTCTTCTAATACATTGTCTATATACCATTCGACAGCTTGTTCATAAAAAGACATTTGTCTATAATAATCATACTGTCCAACACTTTTCTCAAATTCATTAACATGTACAGTAGTTTTTAAATCTGCAATTGTACATATTTTTTTCTTTTTATTAAAAGAAATATGATCTAACAAAGATTTACATGATACAATTCCTTCTTCAGTTTCATATTCCCAATTAATATGAAATTCATGATACCATTCTTCATCTGGATCTGTTGGGAATAATAAATTGTATGCTAGTTTATGTTCGTGCACACACCTATAAATATAAGTCAAAAGTACGTTTTCTGCTGCACTATACATAATCAAATGTTTTTCTTCACAAATTTTACATATATCAATGTATTCCTTCAACGTAGAGGCCATTTCCAGGCCCTTGGTGAGGATATCCTTATCTGTCTTTCCAACTACACTATATGAGGCTTTATATGCCTTTAAAACGGCTTTATTTGTCTCTATTTCGGTTGTTTTAATTAATTCTTTACAGAACTTTTCTTGTTGGGATGATGATGGTTTTGTTCCAGTATACAATATGTATTCTTTACTGAAATCATCTGGCCTTAATAGGTATTCATGAATCATAGTACCCTTATCCAATTGCGCACCAGATTCACCTTTTTCAATACCTGTTAACATATTATGAAAAAAGGTTGGTCCTTTGTTTAAGAACCAACCTATACTTGAATTTGAGACTCTACTCATATCTGAGTAGTATGGTATGCTTATATCCATTTTAGTCATCTTCACTTTTGCTTAAATCATAAGGAATTGGTTCAAAGTTATATTCGTATATCTTTTTATCTAATTCCTTTATTTTTTTAATGTGTTTTCTTGCTACTTTTGGCTGTTTATTTTTAACAGCAATATATGCAAGTTGTTTTATCTCTTGAACTTCTTTTTCAAGTTGTTCTTTTACAAATTCTGACATATAGTACTTTATTTGTAATTAATAATTTCTTGTATCATTTCATTTACTTGTTTCTGATTTCGTACTAAATATACTTTATTAGTACTATGATGCTGTTTAAGATATCTTTTAAATAACTTAAATCGTAAAGGAAACGAATCGGTTATCAAACCCTTACATTCAACTATAAAGTTTTTACCAATAAAATCCGGTAAATATGTAATAGGTCTAATTTTTTCTCCGAGATATTCAAAATTAGGAATTAAAGTAAAGTGCTTTGGCTCATATTTAACTGGTATGCCAGCATTCATAAAAGCTTCATATGTATAACATTCCAATTTGGATTTAAATTGTATGCCATACTTCTCGACCTTTGTCGCATTCCTTACTTTATTCTTTTTTTGAATCATTGTTTAATTCTTTAATTAGCCAATTCTTAACTTTTGTGAAACCGTTTAATTTAACAGCATCACTAATGTCTTTGGCTTTGAAACATTTGTTAACGAAAAACGCTTCAATGTTATATTTTTTACTATACAATCTAGCTTGAGTTACCCCAGTTTTATCTCTATCATATAATATATAAATATGTTTCCACTTCTTTTTTAACTGTTTGAGTATATCATCAGGAATGAATGTTGTTTCACTACTTGGTGATATACTATAATAACCCATTTCGTATAATACCATTACATCTTTCAATGATTTGGTAATTATGAGAGTATCACTTCCTTCTTGTGGTATTTCTTCATATCCTTGTATATAGTAATTCGTTAAATTACTACGCCACTTTGTGTACTTTGTAGCCAACGGCCTATATATTTTAAATCTATCAAATACTTTATAGGCATACATTGGAGATTCATCTTTATATATTCCTTTAACCACATTATTACACAAATAATATTGTATACTAAATACTCCAAATATTTTTAGTGTATCAGTATCAATGTGAAATTGTTTCCAATATTGTTTATCTATTTCTGTAAAAGGTTGTCTTACAATACCTATGTTGGTTTCAGCATCTGTAGCGCTTTTTGTTATTTTCCGTACAGTATGGTTAGCTAAATGCATTACACGAGTTAATTCTCTTGCAATACTCGCACTATCATTATAACCGGTCATAAGTTTTATAAATTGTATAACATTTCCACAATCTCCTGTTCCATGATCTTTAAACATGAGATTACCTCTTTGACCTTTATATACAGCAAAAGACGGATTTTTATCTTTTCTAAAAGGGCTATTATACAGTCGTCCTATTTTAAAATTGCCCATGTAATATGAGTATATATCATATTCATTGACTTTACTTAGTATATCCTGTACACTAAGTCGGACTGCTGTTTTTGTACTAAACATTATTTCTTTTTAGAAAATAACTTTTTTAAAACTTTTGTTGGTGATATATTTATCTTATTTGATTTTACTTCTTCTAATATCTTTTGTATACGTTCTATATCATTTTTTGAAAACAATATAGTTAAATATACAGCAGAAAAGATAATTAGACAAATCATTAGTAATAGTGGACCAATTACTAACAACCAACTAATACTCTGAAAACCAAATAGTTTTAAAATAGTCATTGCTGTAGTATAAAACATTGTGCAATGTAATAAATTCATTTTCATATAATTTAAAATTTAATGTTTGTTGAAATATATAGATTCGAACTATAAATAACAGCTCCAAAAACTGTTGTGTTACCATTACACTATATTTCAATATGACGGCTTACCCGTCAGCACTCTTTCGAGAGGATTGTGGATTTAATCCACTCCACCAGCCAATTTATAATTAAAATGGCAAATTATCTGTTTTGTCGGTAGATTCCGGAATACTACTAGTTGTAGTAGCAAGCGGATCAGTAGTTGGTTCTTGATCTGCTACTACAGGTCGTTCAAAACGATCACGTGGTAACTTCTCAATTTTTGTTTCTGTAACATCCATTGGTTCTACAAATATTCCATTATGTGATGTTGTTAGGAAGCCCTTGTTGTTATATACTACTTTTAAACGTAATGGTATACGAGTAGCATTGTCTAGGATAACAGCATTAAGCATTGTCTTTACCCAGTTAATCATTGCATTAAAAGAATTTAATTCTACATCTAGTGCATCTTCTGGATAGAAGCAAGACAATATTTGTAGAATACGACCAAACTGTTGGTCATCTTTTTTCTGTAATTCAGTTTCATCTTTTATCCAAGAATTAACTTTATTTTTCCATTCTGTCATTGTGACAGTTCTATTTTCATTATCACTAAACGTAATTTCTAAAAAGTCATTTCCGTTTGGTGATTTATCAACACGTACCTCTGTTAATTTTATATTTTCTTTAATACCAGCTGACATATAATTTGATACGTTAGCTGATTTTACTGCATTTTTTGTACTATACATAATCCTGTTTACTTGTAAATTTTGTTCCAATATGTTTCTATTGTTCCATCCTCATTTCCTGTCGCGATTACTATATCTTGACCTCTTAGATGAGGAGCTCTAGCTTCTTTAATAGTTCCATCTCCTCCAACGAAACTAATGTGTGTTTCATTCTTCTTGCGATACATATATCCAACTGCATCTGCTTCTCCGCAAATAATTGAACTTAGTTTTCCAACTAAATCTAAAGCCATTTCGCTAACTTCTTCTCCATCTTTATCTATTTGAACATCTTTAACGTGTCCAACTAGAATAAACTCTTCACAGAGCTCTTTAAACATGTCGATTACTTTGCGTACAGCTTGTCGAATATACATATATCCGGAACCATTTGGCAATGTACGAACATCGTCACCAGCGTAGTTTTTACCAACTGATGTTTGTTTATACAGTGTCTTTGCATAAGGTAGGCAAATTTCCTCTAAACGGGTAGCATTATCTATAGTGATATGCTTATAAAATTTTTGCCCTACTTCTTCGTTTTTGGCACGGATGGCACTTGCGATATCCCCTAATTCGCTTATACTACGAGCTTGAACAGCCATAGCATCTATAAACGTACTTCCTCCTTCTAAATCTACTATTAGGTTACTACCTAATTGAGCTAGACAACTCGTCTTGCCTGCCTTAGGTCTACCGTATAGAATTAGAAATTTTGGATTAGTACTTGTTGCAGGGATTTTATCTGTAGGTAATGTTAACATTATTTAATATTAATATAAATGTCGGTAATTGTTTTCTTGATTTTTTTCGTCTTTTCTGGCGCATAAGAGAACATAGTATGTCCAAATGGGATAACTTCATATCCAATCTGAATGCGATCATCATAAAACTTAACAGGCGTACCGTCGTCAAGTTTAAAATCATACTTTTTCTCCTCTGGAAGATTTATAATTAAATCGATAATATCATCAATAGACATTGTGTCATTGATATTATTATACGGTTTCTCTTCAATAATATACATTGTACTCTTTGTAGTAATTTTCTCTTTCTTTGGCTCACCAAAGATAGCCTTGTAGATTTCATCAATCTCATCGTTATGAGATTTATGTTTGCCAAACCATGGGTTCTTCTTAGCGAAATTCTTGCTAATAAGATCGTTCAACATACTTGTTCCACTCTTAGGTTCATTACTCTTAAAGAAATCTGTTATTGTATATATAGTATTCATAATTTTTTCAGCCTTAAATTGTTTAACTTACTCATCCTTCTCAGGTTCTATCAAATTATTGAATTGTAAGTCGTTCTCAAATTCTAAAATGGCAGGTTTTCCTGCGTCTCGATTCTTTAGTATATGCATATATACTTTGTTGTTTACTGACCAACGTGAAGGGCCGTACTCTGTTATTCCTAACGTTTCTGGACGATGAATAACGATTACGTAATCACTAGCTTGGTATACTGAATCGGATGATGATATGTCACTTCGCATAGGAAAGTGACTGTTTGGATTGTTTATCCTTTCTGGAGACTCTATATTTCTATTCATTTGTGATAATTCTATAACAGATGTTAGAGGTAATTTTTTAACTCTAATAAAAACTTGTTGTAGTTCACTCATGGTTTCAATTACACTGCCTACCTGCCTTGTTAATAAAGCGTGGTCGTAAAGTATAACAAAATATTTATGTTTGTTTTTAACATAAGTATTATAGAAAGTATAGATTATAGTTTCTACTTCAGATGGTGTACCTGGAGTATCAACATAATAAATATTATAATCACTTAGTTCTTTTGCTATAGATAATACTTTATTGTAAGTATCGTTGTCTATATCAATGCTTGAACTATATAAATACGAAGTTGTTTTTCGTAATTTATTAGAGAATTTTCTGCCTATTTGTTTAAAACTGGGCATCTCTAAAGTAAATGATAATACTATTACGTCTTCTTTAGGATTAAGATCAATTAAATCAGTTTCAATTAGATTTGCGACACTAGATTTTCCACTACCACTTATACCAGTTATGGTATAAATAGTATTGGGTTCTATTCCGCCCATGCAACAAGAGTTTAGCTTTTTCCATCTTGTCTCTAAAGACTTAATGGTATGATCCTTTCTTGCTTTTATGTATGCTACTGCCTCGCTAGTAGCTGTACTAATTGTTTTTATTCCGAGGTTAGATAAGTTCTGTTCCATATGTTTGCACATTATTAGAATTAAAACTCATTTCATCTTCTATGGCTTCCCATTCTCTGCTAACTAACCATTTCCACATAGTTTTCATATAACCTAATTTACCATTAGCAGTCAAACTGTTTATTTGGTATTTTAAACATTCATATACATGTTCTGACATACTAGTAGAATTACCTACTATTTTGTTATATTCATGTCTACATTTGTTTATATTAGCTCTTAGAAATCCACGTGTACCATCTGGTCTATTAACATAGATTGGATAAAGATTATAAAACTGGTCAAAACTTACTATTTCTGTTTTTAGGTCGTCTAGTAATTTTTGAGTAGTATTATAAATTTTATTATTACCTTTCTCTATCAAGGTAACAAGCCCTTTAGATATTAAATCTTGTATTTCAACGTCACTTATTTGGCTGACTAATTTGTGAACGTCTTGATTTTTGTTTTGATTTTCGTTCAATACAAGACTTAAGAATATTGCTTGATTTATATTGATTTTCTCTTTTTCAAAGAGACTCAAATTTAATTCAATTGTCATACTTTATAACTTTTAGGTTAATCTGCTGAACAATTTGATAAATGTTGATAATATTTTTTACCACAAAGACAATTCTACTGTTTTAAAGTCTTGAATTATCTTTGCAGCTTCTGTTTCGTAATAACGATAGTTTATATTCCTTTCGGAAATTGGTATATCGTCTAATTTATTAAGTATTGTAATTCCAGATTTAGTAAGTATATTTAAATACTTTCCTTCATTATTATACTTATATAAATAATAACCATTTGTACTCGCATAAAATCTATTTATACGTTGTATATTTTTATCATTGTACTCTACTTTGAATTTCTTATTAACTCTTTGAGTCATTAAAAAATCGTTTATATTTGTACAATTTTCAATAGTTTCTTTTATTGGAATATTATTAACAAAATAGTTAATAATTGCTTTTGGTATTATTGCTGGTGCTAAACCTTTTCCTAATACTGGTTCTGTACCAAACATACCTTTTTTTTCAATCAGTCCTTTGGGTGTTACTCCAAAATAATCGTTTACTGCATACTGATAAAATGCTGTAAATTCATCTGTTTCAAATGTTAATTTGGTTAATTGTTCTATTTCAGTTATTGCTTTCTGTATCTTTTCTTTGTTTTCTTTTTTAGCTATATACATAACACCATCAGTATTACCTTGTATTATTTTACAATCAAGACCGACTAAACGTTCAATTAACATTAGTAATATTAACTGACCGTTTATTCTAATCTTGAATACACTAAATGGATCGTACATCCAAGAAGTTTCTTGTTGCATTTTTCCAGTAACTGAATTTAAAGTTAGCTTTAACGCTAAGTTCTTTAATTTTTTACCTGAATGTTTTGCTTCAAGTCTTTCGTTTAGTATATTGTTGTATATATATAGAAACGGTTTTCCAAGATGTTGAGGCTCTAGCTCATGAGAGACAATTAAACTAGGATATAGACTATTCACATCAGAATGTCCTATATATTCGTCATCCTTAGGTAGGAATATCTCTGGCTTATTGATGGTATGTATACCACCAACACCTACAGAAAACTGGATGCCATTATAAAGAAATTTATAATCATACGACTTTCTCTCTTTTGTTGATACTACTTGTTTTTTCATATCAATTAGAGCGTCAACTAGAATTTTATCTTCATAATGTATAAATGGGAGTATTACATCTTTTAATGCTATATAATCCATTGGACTACGCATATTTTTCAAAGTGTATATATCAACTCCTGTATTTTTGCAATATAACTTGGCTAATAATGTTTCACCAAATTTAACACTATCCATAGATAGACATTCAAAACCATATTCCTCTTCTATAAAGAGACGTAGATCCACTTCCTTTTTTACTCGATTGAGTAACTCAGTAGTTGAATCTACGTCATTTATATTGTAGGATATCATTTCTTCTATTTTTTCTACGGATATGTTTTCATAGAAATTTCCATCATACTCTTGCACATTTTTATAATGCATTGTTACTTGCATTTCTTTTAACCCTACTCTTAGTTTTGAACTAAATAGCATAGTTAGTATATCCATAGAATGAAAGTAATGTGCGTACTTCCATTTTTTCCATGCATCTGTATTTCCTTCTTCCGAATTTATTATTACCTTTGATAGATTAAACAATGAACTACATATCTTTATATAATCCATATTTAACATTTTATCATAATAATCAATAATATAATTTATAATTGGGTCATCATAATGATGATTATTGTATCCAGCAAATATTTTATCTTTACTGGTAAAATAATTATATAATTCTATTAATTGGTTCTTACGTTCTGATATCTCAAATAATAAATGTTTGTCATTCTCAGTGTCATAAACTGTACAATGAAAACAATTTGGGAAGATCTCAATATCATATACATTTACATTCTCATTTTTTATAATCATGGTACTATGACACTAATTAATTTGAAGTTCTAGATGGAATCGAACCATCGTTTCAACATTGGTTTGTTGATTCTGCCACTGAATTATAGAACCTACCTTTAAGTTACTGTATTCTTTATAGCTCATTACAGTATTGAGATTTGCAATTTCTGTTGACAAGTCATGCGTGTTCTCCGAATCTTATTCACAAATATGTATAATGTTATGTTCCCTCTCCATGCATTTCACATGTCTATGCCAGATTAATACTGAGTGAGGGTTCCTTCCTAATAAATAAAAATTTATAAAAAGAATATTATGCTACTTTCAACCCATTCTTTTTCATTTCTGAAGTTGTAATCAAAATCTGAAGTTTTTGAACCCCGGGTTTATTTACTAATATTCCAGTTATTGGATCTTTATAAATGGAATATCTTTCAGTAATGTATGTCCATCCTGTACTTTTTGGTTTCTTACAGAATGGAGAATCGAACCATTTGTCATGCATAGATTGTGCCATATCGGTGGCCTCTGTATATAATTTCGTAGACTTTATTTCAAGGATTGTTCCGTGTAATGAGTGTTCTGTGTAACGATTATCTTTTACAACTGTAATTACATAATCGACAGATGGACTGAACGGAATCTCTCTAGTCTTCTTTTTTGGTTTTTCTTTTCTACTTGAAACTAGTATTTTGTCTCTGTTTTCAACAGCTTGTTGTTCTATAACAGATTTCTCTTTTTTCATATAGGCCTCAGAAATATCTTTTGCCATATTTTTAGTAGCATTTTTTATGCTACTCATTTGGATTTCCATCCATTTTTGTATAACCATGTCTTCATATGTTTTTGTATAATCGGCATGTGTTAATGATTTCATTGTATTTTTCTTGTTCATGCTAGCCTCCAATTTCTTTTCGGCTTCACGCAATTCTTCCTTTCCTTGTTCGATGACAGTAAGTCTTTCAATTCTATCAGAATCCGATATAGGATTCTTGGTAAGTAATTCTTCAAACCATTTATCTCGCTCTTTCCAGAAAGAATTCATCTTTTCATTATGAAATTTCTCATAATTTAAAGGCTTTTTCTCACTCTTCTTTATAAGACAATTATTTAAAACTAATGCCTTGTAAAGTCCAATAAGTAATTTTTTATTAGCAGTTAGCTTTTGTCTTTTACGTCCTTTTACACTCTTTAAAAACTCTTCTACAGAATGTAATTGTTGATTACTAAGGATTGGTTCCCCGTTTCCTTGTTTTTTAAGACGCAAATAAAGTTGCTCAAAACGATTACAGTTAATTCTGTAACGAGTTTCTTTGTCCTTATAACGTTCTTCTTTAGAACGTTTTTGTTTCTCTTTAATAATAGTATCAAGTATTAAATGATGGTTTGAATGATCCCCTTGTACATGTTTTGGTCTAGGTGTTGTACCTCCAGTTTCTATCTCACCATGCCACTTTTTCTTACTTGGTTTAAATGTACATATAGTAGTATATCCTCTACGCACATTATCTACTATCTTCTTTCCTTTCTTTATTTTAAATATTGTTGCTAATGTTTTCATATTTTTTTCATTTTGATAATGTTATTACTGTACTAATATAACGTACAAACTCTACGGTACAGGTTTCAATTTAACGTTATTTAGTTATGTAGTCCACATAGGAATCGAACCTATCTTAACAGACTGAAAATCTGTCGTCCTACCGATAGACGAGTGGGCCAAACATTCGATTTAAGGCCATTTGCAGGCTCTCTGACGGGTTTTCTCATTTGAGGTGTATAATTACACCAATTAAACCTTTAAATGTCTTAAAACGAATTTATTTTTTATGCAGCTAAAAGAATTTTTTCTTCACTAGAAGTTATAGATTCTTCTATATCTATTGCAGTTGTGTTATTGAAATTATCAATACTCATCTGAATACGAGCGATATCTATACTGATATCATGTTTTAACTGATTCAACTTTTGCTCGTTGAATGTTTCTACTTGGGTAATCTTATTGCCCTTAGCCGCTTTTACTTCTTTCTTAATATAATGTATTTTATTGAGACCCTTTAGAATCTCTTTTTTTTCACATAGTAAGAATATGTTCTTCCAATGTTCCATGTTTGGTGCATCCTTGAAAGTTGTATAACCACTATTCAGCGCCTGACGGTATAGTTTGTACTGTACCATTAGTTCAGTATACTGAAGAATAGAATTATAACAAGCGTGCAAATTAATGCCGCCATCTTTTCCTGCTGCCTTTGCCTTCTTACTCATGATATTTAGAGTATGTAGGTAATTCCAGTTTTTTGATTTATTATTAACAATCTTATTGATTACGTTGGTAATATCGTTTGCTGTAAGTTTCATTTTATATTTGATTTAAATTATTATTAAATGAGCTCACATTTTAGATTGTTGGCCAGTTGTAATATATTATCTTACCGAAGGATAATAAATTTGAAAATTGCTTCACAGATACACTATTAAATATTTTTATACAAGGTGCTTTATGTATAATCCTATTCAATAATGTATCCTGTGAGAAATTTTATATTTGTTAATTTGTATATTTTCTAATGTGCCTCTTAGATTGTTTAATATACAAATTATAAAAATTCTAATTAATTGGAAATAAGTTGATACTTCTCTTTATTACATTTATTGCGCTCTCTCTTTTATACCAAATTACTTTATGGTCCAGATTGAGGTCATAAATAGATTAAACTACTTCTTAAACTATTTAAGTCGCACGATATAAAATTCCATTTAATAACATTCAACTAAAGTGCTTTATAGTCTTCAATTATTTCAATAGTATTTCTTTATCGCTTATATAATGTAGTTTCAATAATACCGATTCCTTCCCCACTTCCAGGCAAAGTTATTTCTTGCGTACCGTGCTTGATAATAACTTTTTGTTCTTTAGGGGGTTTATTTTCATTATTCCCGTTACCACTATAATTGCTTCGATTACGACTAGATAATTCAGTAGGAATACCAAATCTAGCAGCATCAAGCAATCTATCGATTACAACGCCGAATTTATTGTTAATACAATTCTCCCGAATTACTTCGGAAGTAAGATCTCTCAATATACTTTCCCGATCAGATTTACTTATTCGATCATTGTTTTTTAATCGACTACATAAATCTACCGCTATTCTTATTGAAAATTCTATAAAAGATATTTCTTTTTCTGCATTAAACAATCGATTGATAAATTTGATATTTGTTTTACCAAATACTAAAGTACCATCTTCATTTATGTCTAGCCGTTTATATACCTCCTTATTCGTTTCATCAATAAATAACGAACGAATTGAGTTAGCATACAGCAACTCACGCATGTGCATTGCATCGAGCTTTGTTAGATCACATGCTGTCATCGCCATTATTCAGTTGTTGTTTCAGTTGTAACAACCGTTACCGTAGCGGATTCTTTGCCGCTGGTAGATAGTGAGTTATAGTAACTCTCGGTATATTGCCGATCTGCCTCGATATGACTTGTCATAGCATTTACTTGCGCCTTTAGGTCTTCGAGAACGCATGTGTATTCCATAATTCTCTTGCGATTCAATGCTGTTACACGATCCTCGAGCTTCCGTAAATTACTGAAATACATCGGATTGCTGTTGCCTTCACGAGAAGACATAATTGCCTTACGGATGTTTTCGTCTGTTGTGTCAACATCAAATTTTGGTGTCTGCAATGGGCAGTCAATACGCTTTCCTTCAACATCTTTGTTGAGGCAAACATAAGCCGTATTATCACCATCTCGTTCGATACTGATTGAAATAATAGGAATCTTCTGAATAGCAATTCGAGTGAATGGCTTATTCATGATAAATCCACCATTTGTTGTAGCTTCCATTTTCCGTTTCTGAAAGTCTAGGTCGAGTTGTTCTTCTTTAATTGTAAACACCTCCATACCAAATTTCTCGCCATACTTGTTAAGTATTGCACGATTTTTTTCTACTGTGCCGGTAATTACCGGATTAATTTTTTCCATATAAAATTCCTTATTTGATTCCGTGATTGATTCACCAACGGAATTAGTTATATAATGTGAATTATCTCTGTTTTGCATAATGCAAATTTTTTGATAGATTAAATACAAAGATATACTCCATCTAAATTTAACTCGATTTTGGTTTCACCATTGTGAACGCTTTTTTGCTATAATATTTTTTATGTTTTCCTCATCTCATTGCCGGTAGGGATTCCAATGGTAGGAATAGCTTTGCCCCATGCATAATACTTTATTATAAAAGCTTTGAACGCCAAAAATACTTATTCAAAAGCGATAAGAGTTTCATTTAAAATTTCTTTGAATGTAAATTATAATGAATAGCATCCCGCTTCCATTATATTTAAAGTAATAAGATTTTGTTATATAAGGATAATCTGATGTCAATATGCACGCAGGTTATCTTTATATCATTCATGAGTATCCTACAAGATATCATGTTTTCCTGTTTAACGTAAGGAGTACGTTTCATTATCGGACAATCTAGCCTTCAGAGGGCTTCAAACGATTCTACGGGGAGAAATAAACCTTTGCCAGTTCATTTTTAATGTAAAAATGTAACAATCTATCCTTACGATTTAAAGTCTTGAAGGATATACTGTAGACCGTATTTATAGTACACGAATAGTGGGAGTTTAACCCATTCTTACTTATGCTGTTTATCTTTCAAAACACCCACATATTTCAGAATCATCTTCTTCTTTGCGTTTTACTTCTAGAGTTGCAATCTAGAATTTAGACTGATAGATACTAACGGTTGGTACTCGTGGTCCATAGGCAGTTCTCACTGTATGGGGACATCCACAATTTTTGTTTAACATGTTATTTATCTCTTTCAATTATTACCAGCTTACAATATATCATACTAAATAATAGGACTCATATGGGCATCGGATAGTTTCCATAATTTACCTTTTTAATTAGCCCTTAATTGTATTAAAGCTATAATTAATTCTTTATTTTTTTAATACATGTAGAATGGTTATACGAGGCGTTGTATAAACATTTACTCTATATGGTTTTACTCGCAGTTTTCCTTCTTCTAATATTATTTATTAATCTATTTACTCGATTGCCAATCTTTCAATTAATCCTCATGAATAGTCTTATTGCGGACTTCACACGCAGCATGAAACACATGCATCAGGGCTGCCTATCCCTTCTTGTCATTTATCTTTTATATCCCAGTAAAACGACCAAAGCCAGCTGGACATCACTCATTAAAAGGATCTTTTTCAGCACACCAATTATACCTCATCCCTGGATGCTTTGATGACTCAAAACATTATCGAATCGAACGATAAGGATTAAATTGATATATGCGACGTATTCACCATACGACTTATGAGTAGCTCTCATAATCTAAAGACTAATCTTTTACCCTATGATAATTTAAGGACCTTTGTAATATTCTTTGGAAGAATACAAACACTATCCTGGCATAACATCATTTTTTAGTGTTATATATTATTTGGACTAATATATATTTCAACTCGTGTTGGTTATATAAAGAATACACTATATCTTTACATGTCCGATACCTATACATGTTTATTGAATTACTGTATCATTCAATGCGTCTTTGAAACTATCCGTCTCCAAGTGGTTCTCACTTCAGGGTTATGTATAAAACGCTCTCCCTATTCCTTATGTATCAGATTTCACCCTGCATAAGTTTACATACTATTTTTTGGTTCTTGCCCTTTGAGAGGGTTGACATATCTTCGTATCAAGTTACAATGCTTTATTTTTAATTGTCGCATTCAACAATTTGAGTTATTAGTAATGGGTAATAACTCTATTCTTGCCCATCAGACAAAAATTTGTCTACTCTTACGCTATCGGGTGTAGACGACGAAACCGGGAGCTCTGGCCGTATAATAAATATCATCGGATAGTAGATGGTATCTTTTATTTCAGCCTTGTAAGGAACTCTTACTCTTTGTATTTTTGGAATATATACTGTATCGACACGTACAACTGTGTCTTTTTTTATGTATCCCGTTAGATCACTTTTTTGTTGGCTATGACTAAATTGATAGTCAATAGGCATACTCTGCCAGTTTACTGACAAAGTAGGCAGCTCTTGCGCTGTGGCAGATGATTGGTTACTAGAACCAATAATCCATCCACACACCAAGAGAGCTGTACACATTAATATAGACGCTAATTGTTTCATATCTTGATGATATTATAACTCGATCTTTTTATAACTATAATTTCTTAAGTTTTTAGATGTTATCATATACAGTCTGATAACTCTATTTCTTTGACCGGGTATATTAATTAGTTTTTTGTCTCTGTAACTTTAGCTGTTAAAACAAAGTCGGTTGGCATTTGGCAGTCAACTGGACGGAACAAATTTGCGATGTACTTGGAAATTTCTCTTACAGTAACAGGATCCTTCACGATTGTTTTCTTGGTTTCTGGATCTTTACTAGAAAGATTATAGTTTCCAGCAACGACAAAGAATGTTTTGCTCTTTTGTTCAAGCTCCGCTTTCTTTTCTGCATTGCCCTTAGCCGCAATTATTTCATCGCGATTGTCTTTCATTGCACTGATATCAGACTCTTTCATCATTGTCATGGCATCATAGACCCCCTTATAGGAATCTTTGACAGATGTTATTCCTTTGATTCGTGATTCTTTTTCTGCAAATCCAGGTTCACCTTCTTTTATGTCTTCTGCCTTTTTGATCATACGACCAAAAGATTCAGACATGCCTGTCAGTGTGTGGTCCACAAGTGCAATGATAATCTGTGCGATTTCCTTGTCTTTAAATGGATAAACATATACTGTTTTCACATAATCACCACTGTCGTCTTTTACCGAATTTACGTCGTCGACAATTCGCATTTGTCCTTTCAGAGACAAAAATGCTGTAATTGGATTCTTATCTGTTTTTATGAGACTGATAAGCATTCTACCCAATGCGTCAAACAACAACATACCTTTTGGTATGGCAGTATAGATACGATCAATTATGTCAGTAACTGTTCTGTTGTCAACTATATTACGATCTTCATCTGTTGTAGCATGATTATGATCATAAGTCTGAATAAACTCAATTACTTTCACAAAGCCGTTGCCAAGACTTTTTGACTTCTCCTTGTCCCAAACACGCTGTAGAGCAAGATCAAGATTGTCGTCTGTTGTATTTTCGACAGTCAATACTTCCTTGGTTTTCTTCTCGCGAGTTTCCTCCTGATCAATTATCTCTTTTGTTTCTTCAGAAACAACGACACCGTTCTCACCATCCTTAAATTCAAGAACACCTTCCTTTGGGCTAGCGAGCATTTTCTGGTCTGGCAGCATGACTCCGAAGAATCCGCATGTTTTCTGGAATGCACCATAAGCTTCACTATCCTTGATGTTGGTAAGAGTAATCATCTTTCCACTCTTCAAGATACGAGCAACACATTCAACATTGAACAAGTCGATAATACCACCGGCACCTTGCATACTTTCAATAAGCTCTTCTTTCTGTCCTGCGACAGGGTGATTTACATAACGATCTGTCAAATTCTTGGTTACTGTTGCCAATACATCGAGGGATATATCCTCTGAATTTACACCTTTGTTTACAATGTTAGCAGCAGATTCAACAGTTTGAGCCTCGACTGTTGTAACAGGTGTTGGAGGTGTAACTGGTTTCTTCGGCTGTGTGGCCACCGTTTTTGTCTGTTGTGGCTTTTCTGGCTGCTTTACTTCCGGTTTCTTTGGTGTACTTACTGCCTGAGTTTCAACAGGTTTTGTTTCTGGTTGCTTTGTTTCTGTAGGTTTGTTAAACTTCTTTTTATTATTTTTTCCCATTTTTGATAAATGTTTAATTGTTATTACTTATTTAATATTTACTTTCCTCCTTTATTTTTTAGATTCAGCTTGTATTAAACGGAATTATTGGGTCTCTACATTTAATGTGAGACTTTTGGTTATTTACTGTAGCATTAGAAAGTTTATTAACATAATTAGTATTGTAATCTAAACTCTCAGAGTCCAATCGGCTAATAGTATTAGTTTCTGAGAATATGGCCATTTCTGCATTCTGACTAATACCCATCTGAGTAGGAATACTAACTTTTGTTAATTCTTTTTTGCTATTGCCTTTGAAAGAGGCATAGCCAATGCCAGCAGCGAATCCTAAAAGCAACATCAATAATAATTTGATGAATAAATTTGGACTCTTATTGTATCGAGAAATGATATAAATCATCCCAACACAAACTAGAAAGAATACTAATATTAGCATAATTTCGCTGATAGATTTGTTAATAGTTGAAATTTTTAATTATCCTTGGTCGTATTCTTCTCATAATACTTTTTATAGTATTAGTAGACATACCAAGAGCGAGAGATATTTCACCATAAGATGACCCTTCGAGAACCATTCCAAAGACTTGTTGCCAAGTCTTAGGATATGTTTTGAGATAAGCTTTCAATTTATCTATTTCAAGTTTTGTATCTAGATTTTCACTTATGAGTTGATCAGACCCACATGTTACTACATCCATACTTGTCATAGGAAATTTGTCTTTGTCTCTATTTTTTACTCGTAGATAATCTATGGCTGTATTTTTAGCCAATATACGTAACCATCCTGCAAAGTTATTGTACTCTGAGAACTTACTTAATTTGTTACGCATCTTTATAAATACAATATTGGTTAAATCCTTTGCTTCGTCTACATCTTTAATGTAGGTGATCAATAGATTGTCAATAAATGTTTTATATTGGCTAAACAGTTTATTAAAGGCTTTTATGGAGCCTTCTTGCGCTTGTTTGACTATGTCTATTTCATCTTGCGATGATTTTGGTATTACAACACTTTTCATAATCTTACAATTTAGTGTAAATATATTTTAAACTAATAAAATATATTCTAGAATGGCAAATCTTTTTCGACTATAGATACCCAAAGATTCATTACGTTTAGTTTTAGGTTCATATCCAACCAAACAAATTCATCTTTAGTAATTATGTTTTGTAAAAATAATTTTTCCAGCATATTACTGGATATTCTCAGTCTTACTTCCATTGTTTTATAATCTATAATTCCTATTTGTGTCCATAATTTAAAAAATATCCAATTAGCTAATTTTATGAATTCTATTGGCCAATTGAATCCTTTTAAAATAGTTTTTGGAATTGGAGATAAAGAATTGAATGGATAACTACCACATCCTTGCTGTTTTTTTAATAATGCAGAATGCAATTGCTCTACTATAGATTGGTTTTTTTCGTAATGATTTAAATTACTAAATATACCGTTATAAAACAATAATTCATTTTCTGAATAAATTGTCATCTCATATAATCTTTAAAATGATTAACCCATTCATTTACAGATTGCCAATATGCAACTCCTTCTTTTGTTTCTTGCCACTTAAAGGCCCAACAAAATGGAGAATTAACGTTTTTAAAACTATCGAGATAAGTATTTTTTATGCTTTTGACATAATCCTTACTCCATCGTTTTTCAGTTGTACATTTAAGCTTAACACAATTCATCATGTCAATATAAATGTTATCAATTAGGCGTTGTTTACACCTACAATGTTCTGCGGCTTTACGCCAGTGATCTGGAATTCTATCCCAAATCGCACCTTTATATCCTTTCATATTGTTAAGTTTTGGTTGTGGGAAAGTGCGGACTCGAACCGCCGAGCATTACCTGAATGTAGTAAAACTACGCTCCTTTCCCTAATTGCAGGCATTTCACCTGCTTAGGACTATTTATTTACCTAGATAGTCTGCTCTAGGAAACTTATACTTACGCTACGTGAGTATAGTTTACAATATTATTTGTATTGTCGTTTGTTTTTATAACAACATCTCGTATTTCTTTCCATTAGCAATCTAACACCAATCATCCCCAAATGTCGGCTTTCTTGTTTAAAGTGTATAAGAATTTATGCCGACTAAAGGATTACACTCTGTGGAGATGCGGAGATTCGAACTCCGGTCTTGCTAACTTATTTCATACTCAAACGATGCAGTATTTCTTTTTTAGTTGGAGAAATAGGATATCACCCCTAAAACTCCATGCGCAAATCTTCTATATATACTAAATACAATTAAGTGATTAATTTAATTATATTTTAATATATACTTTAGACCATCTTATGATGTAAGCGTGGGTTAAGTAGGTTAAACTGGTATGAAGCACTCTTAACATTAATCCCAACTAAATTATTGATTTTGTAAATCGTTATATACATGTAGTTCAAGCCTTACTGCAATCTAAATAAATCCATAAATATAATTACTTATATTTATTTTATTAATTAAATGTTGCTTTCTACAAATAACGGCACAGAGGCACGAATTTACTTATTTTGATATACATTCATTATTCGGTACATGGCATATAGCACTAATACCCAAATGTACTCATTTGTTTTTAATACTCGTTACCTAAATAGCGTCCTATCGGACTTGCTTCTCACTCTGTTCACGAAATATTTGTCCTCTTGGCATATAGCACTCGAAGTGAATAACCTTTTAAAAATTAATTAGTTACTGTATAATATTTTTTGGCATATAGCACTTTATTACACAGTAACTAAATTGTTATCTTGACTAAATTAATAGCCTTTGACCAGTAGGCTTAGTAGTTACCTCGAATATTTTCGAGTTCCCAGTTTCTTGTCCAGCCTGGGAATTGATTACGAAGCTTCTCTTTGTACTCAGCATAGCGATTGTCCTGTTCCGTCTTGACTTTCTGAAATTCGTCACGAATCTTGTTGAAAGCCTTACGATAAGACGTTTCATCCAATTTGCCATCATACATATCCTTCATGATTCCGCCAACAACATTGTTGTCTTTAATTTCTGCGAAATCTTTCAAGAACTTTGCATAGGCATCATCGATTGCACGATTACGGCGAAGCCCGAGTAAAATAAGATTACGATTGTACTCTCCTTGTTTCAGAAGATCATAGATAGCACGCTTTTTTACCTCGTCTTTGTCTTTTGACAAGTCTGCTGCTGCGGCTTCCACCAATTCTTTTCTGAATACTGCGTTTGAATCAATTGATTTCTCTACGTCACCTACTCCAGTGCTTAATGCACCTGTTGTTTTTTTGTTCTCACTCATTTTTGATAATTTTTTGAGATTAATACTTTGAGACTTGATCGTCTCGATATTTAGTTCTTTTATAAGGTTTTAATTTTACCTTATGTTTTTTATTTTTTGGTTCTTGTTCCTTTTCGTAATTTTCTGGAACATTTTTTAACGTCCGACACATTCTCGTAAAATATTGCCAATATTTATCAAGTTTATAAGATCACCTTTTGATATCCCCACTCTTTTCCAAGTAAATCTTGGAGTCTTTGGGGTTATCATATTGTCATTCAAATACGTTAATGCCCCTAAAATACTCTGCTGTTCTGAATAACTGCAATTTCTAAAGAAATGTGCAAACTCTGGAACTGTCTTGTGATCAGAAATGTGTTTTACATATGTACATATTTCTTCGGGCATAGAATCTTCTTCTATTTCTGTTTGCTCAATATGTATATGTGCATTTCCTATTATTCCATCTTTAATTCCTTTGTTAATCATCTCTTTTGCATGATCTTCAAAGGAAAATTCAGATGAATATAATACTTTTTTGACCATTCCTGACATTGTCATGATCTCTGCAATTTTTGAAATTTGCGCAGGAGTTAGATTCTTGTCTGACAAGACTGCTAACGTTATAATGTGCATTCCTACCATTATTTCAAAATTTTAGGTTTTGGACTTAGAGAGTCTGGGCCAGTTTGAACTATTACTGGCGAGTCTTTTTGTTCCGTCAAATATTTATATACGTTATCATATCCTTCTTTGTACTCTTTCATAAATAATGTAAATGTTATTGATTTATATTTACTCAGAGTCACTCGAGCGCATTGTTCAAACGCGTTTTGGTTTATGTTAATGAATATTTGTTTATCTTGATTCAATTTTATTAATGAATCTCGATAAATTCTGAATTCTTTCATATTATTGAAAGAAGGATCTAGTTGCTGATTTACAGCATTTGTGACTTGTGCAGATAACGAGTCTGCATCAAATTGATCTACTGGTTGTACAGCAGATTTACTACACGAAGTAGCGAAAATAGCTAACAATAAGCATGTTAGCATCATAATAAATTTTTTCATTTTGATAATGTTTATTGATTTTTTCTGTTTCTTTGTAACCAAAGGATATTTTCTATATCTCGAAATATGGGGTCATCTAGATATTCATATCCATTATGTTTGTATCTAATAGACGATCTAATTGCATCAACTATACGTTCTAAACCCTTTTCATTATTTAGAAATAGTTCCAGATTTTCTTTTGTTTTTAACATATAATTGTGGCTACAAAAATTATTAAATGCCTCTAAAAATTCTCGAGTATAGTGTTTACGCTTTAGATATTTTTTTACTCTTGGATTAAGGTATTCATATCCTTCAAGTTTTTCAACTTTTGTAAAATAAGGTTCCTTTTGATGTTTATGTTTCTTAAACATATTAAAATATATATTTAAGTTTTAATTTAGGTTTGAAGTGCATAGAATAATCTTCACACGGAAGATAAGTTTGAGGACTATCAGGATAATAAATATTGATAGAACAATGATTCTTTAGCATTTCAGCAAGATGTTCTACTTCAAACGGAGATGCCGTTAATATTATTATTCTCTTTTTGTAAGCATCTTTACTTACCACCAGATACCCAAATAATGGATTTTCTGCATGCAATGTTGATTTAAGTATTTTTGCTACAGTGGCTACTTCCGATGCTCTAATTATGGATATACTTAAACTTGCATCTTCTTTGTTTTCTAATAGACTGATTAAAGCTATTCCTAGAAATGGGATAGCCGCTAATAGAAATAGCGTGTATGCTGTAATCAAACATACAAATAAACTCCCTATTGATAAAACCAATAAGGCGAATCCTATAATGAAAAGTTTCTTTTTTGTTTTATACATTTTGATAATGTTTTTAAAAGTTAAACGGCTAGAGCTATCACCGTTTAAAGTACTGTTAGCTCCTCGCATGAGGTTCGATATTATTTATAC